GCCGTATACCGAGATATCCGCAGGGATACCTAAGTCCTGACAGACCGCCCACGCAAGAGTCCAGAAAATCAAAGACTCGAGCTCGAACGTGAACCCACAGCCCATGGCTGAAAAGAGTTCATATTCATGTAGGTGTGTCTTGCCAGAATGGTCAACCAGGGCGTGCGTAGACCGCAATACTTCGAGCAGTCTAAACCAGGTCGGGTCGTACTTTTCTGAATGGGGATGATCCCCTAAGTACTTCCAAACCAAAGCGGACGTAACGCTATTGCTTGCGCTTTTCGCGTCAACCGTAGCCCGCTCACCTGTTATGGATGCAGAATATGCCATCCGCTGGTTGATTGTCTGATCGTTCAAGTTTATGCCTGCGTCGAACATTGCGCACCGCATACAGTACCCGAGGGCTAACTGCATGTAGATTTGCATATCCGTCGTGACACCTATCGTCCGACCAGTCCACGCGTTCTTAGGAACGCACCTCAGCAGGTCATAATCGCACACGGATAGTGCTAGCGACACCTCTTTGATCCCCGCATCGTAATCATGGCCGTATGCCCACCCGGGCATCAGCGACATGACGGTACGGGCCAGAGGGAGCGCAGCCCTGCTTACTTCGGGTGTGCCTGAGAGTTTTCCATATACGCTGGCGTCTTTTCGAGCCAGTCGAGTGGTCGCCCCCGGGCCGAACCTCAACCCTCCCAACCATTTCTCCCACGAAAACTTGCCCAATATGTCCATCGCTTTACACGACGCGGTATGGAGTATCCGCGAAGCGCGACTGTTTTCAGTCGAATAGGACAAAAGGCGATCGTTCGTAGAAGCGTTTACAGCCTCGTCCTCAAAAAACGAGTTAAACGCGGCTGCGGTTGTGTCGACTCCCAGGTCAAAGCCTGGGTATTTCCTCACTACCTCTTTTACAAGGTAGCAATCACGAAACCGTGATCCCTCAATTTCTTGGGGAGGAAAGGGCAGTTTTGTCGCTCGTGCGGCGTCCACGGTACCACCTTCGCAGGCTGCGAGGGGGACATCGAGGGCGTCGGCGATACGTACGCACAGCTCAAGAGCGTCGACAGGAGAACAACGGCCATCACGGTCAATAGTTTTACCCATGAGAAACTCCATTGGGGTTTACGCCGGGCCAGGATGGCACCGGCGAGCTTGTGTCCGATTTGGACGAGGTGCTGGTACAGCAATTCAGGGAACATGAGGTCTCCCTGCTACCAGACGAACTCGCCCTTGTCGATGGCATCAGCCACGGGATCTGTGAGGAGAACGTTGCTCCCCATCACTCGCACGTTCTTCGCCGCCTGCTCTTCCCACGTTTTGGGGATAATGCAGGTGGTTCGGATCGTTGCGTAATCCGCAACACGGGAGACCGTAACGCC